CCATTAACAAAGAATGAAACTGTACCTTATTTGTACAATACCGAGTTGGTGGTGGAACAGGAACTAATTTAGGTGTTAATATTATTAATCAAATAGGTACAGTTTCATTCTTTGTTAATGGTCCGTCAGAATCAGTTAATACAAGTGTTGTTAATTCATTACGTTGTACTAACGTTGTTGCTGCAATTGGTGGGGCAAATTACCCAACAACAGAAGAAGTTAGAAACTTAGTGGCATTTAACTTTGCCGCTCAAAATAGAGCCGTAACGGTTAATGACTACGATTCTATAATTAGAACAATGCCGTCACAATTTGGGGCACCTGCTAAAGTTGCGATTACCGAAGAAAATAATAAAATTAAAATTCAGATGTTATCTTATGACGAATCTGGTAATTTAACTGAAATTGTGTCAAACACATTAAAAAATAACGTTGCTAACTACCTATCAAACTATAGAATGATTAATGATTACATTTCTATTCAAAGTGCTAATGTTGTTGATTTAGGTGTTACTATTGATGTGGTATTAGATAATAGTCAAAACCAAGGAGCGGTTATTTCTCAAATAATTACTATTGTATCTGAGTTCTTTAGTCCTGGTAACAGACAGATGGGGGAAAATGTGTATGTGTCCGACCTTAGAAGATTAGTCCAAAGTGAAAACGGGGTTATTGCGGTTTCTGATATGTTATTTTTTAACAAGGTTGGTGGTCAATATTCTTCATCACAAACATCACAATCTTATATTGATACTAATACGAAACAGATTGGTTTAGTTGACGATACTATTTTTGCCGAACCAAGTCAGACCTATCAAATCCGATATCCTAACAAAGATATCAACATCAGAGTCAAAAATCTAAAAACGGTTAATTTTTCTTGATAATTTATTTTCAAAATAAATGAATTATCATTTGAAAATAGTATATAAACTATTTATCAAAAAAAGACCAATATGTCCAACTCGTATAGAATAAGAACCAAACCTGGTGTTGATAGTTCAATTAAGATTTTAATTGACCAAGAGTTTGAATATTTAGAGATTCTTTCTCTAAAAATATTACAAAGCCAAATTTACACAAGACAGTGTTCCGACTATGGAGTTATTGTTGGTAGAGTTAGTATTAATAATGGTTTTGGTATTCCTAACGCAAAAGTATCTGTTTTCATACCTTTGGACAGTATGGACGAAAACGACCCTGTTATTTCAGAGTTATATCCTTACAAAACTTTATCAGATTTAAATGAAGATGGGTATAGATATAATCTATTACCTTATAAACAACAACATCCAGGCCATAATCCTACGGGGACCTTCTTTACAAGAGAAGATGTGTTAATCAACCCAACTCTTATTGAAGTTTACGACAAGTACTATAAGTATAATGCGATAACTAATGATAGTGGGGATTATATGATATTTGGGGTACCTGTAGGGGCTCAAACGGTTGTTGTTGACCTTGACCTTTCAGATATTGGTGAGTTCTCTTTAGCACCACAAGATTTAATTAGAATGGGGATTACTACAGAATCACAAGTTTCTGGAACAAACTTTAAATCATCTACAAATTTACGAGAATTACCTCAAATCATTACTTTCGTTAGAAACCTTGAAGTTGAACCATTATGGGGTCAACCTGAAATTTGTAATTTAGGTATTACAAGAACTGATTTTGATTTATCCGCAGAATTTAATATTAACATTACACCTACCGCGATTTTTATGGGTTCTTTAGTATCATCTATAGAAGAACAGTATGTTAAGAAGAGTTGTAAACCAACCTTAACCTCAGGGGCACTTTGTTCTTTAGTTGCGGGGCCTGGTGAGATATTAGCAATTAGACACACAATTGCTCAAGATTCTAACGGACGACCTATATTAGAAACAATTGATTTGGAATCAGGGGGACAAGTTATTGATGAAAATGGTACTTGGCTTGTGGATTTGCCGATGAACTTGGATTATGTTATCACTAATGAGTTTGGTGAACAAGTTATTTCAGACGACCCAAAAAATGGTATCCCAACAAAAGGTAGGTATCGATTTAAAGTTAAATGGAACCAATCACCATCAGTTTCTGCTGACCCTATTAAAAGGGGGTATTTTTTAGTTCCAAATATTAAAGAGTACGGGTGGAAAAAAATTGGAAATATTAACGTAGACCCACTTACTAATAATACCGCAACTGCCTTAAATCGAGACGCGGCACAAAGGTCATACGCGTTCAGTTTAGATTGGGCAGATTATGGATTAACGGGGACATCCATGGGTAATCAGATGATTGATGAAGCGATTAGGTGTGAAGACAAATTTTACGAGTTTCAATACAATAAGGTTTATACTGTATCACAATTAATTACTCAATATAGAAATGGGTATGGTAACTGGAGAATTATTGCGATAAAAGATATTTTAGATAGTGATGTTAAATGTTCTAGCGACAATAATAAGTTTCCAACAAATGATGCGGTATATAGATTTGATTTAATTTATCTCCTATTTACGATAATGATGTTTGTTTTTAGACCGATATTATATGTGTTATTACTAATAGTACACATTTTAGCTTTTTTTTTAATGCTTATTGGCCCTATATTAGCAATCATCGCGATAGTTGTCTATCTTGTTGTTATTACTGTCTGTACACTTATTAATGCGATTATATGGGCGCTTAACGGAATTCCTTTTGTTAGTATTCCTTACTTGGATTGTCCTGATGTTAACGATATTAAGGAAACGGTTAACCTCCTGTTAAATTTATATAAAAAATTTACTAATTTAAGACTCCCTAATTTATCATATCCCGACTGTGAATTCTGTCAATGTACTGATGGAGACGCAATCGTAATTGACAATGCGGATTATCCAGATGCGGTGGCCACTGTTGCACAAACCGCTCAAGAAGCTGGTGCTAATGCGGTTTTAACTCCCTTTGAACTTGCAACAAATTATAACGCGGCCTCACCATATAATACGGATAACCTTGTTTATGAAAGTTTATTTGCGGGGACATCATTAGGTAATGCTAACCAAGCAAATAACCCATTAACACCTCAAACACGTGCACCAAAACTTATATCAGTGTCGGGTGGTCAGGGTAATCAAGGTAATGATTATGCGTTTACAACAAGTTTAACTCAGTCGGAAAGATTAAATTTATTTAATACTAAAGCAAAGTTTTTCAGAAACGACATTAATAATAATCCTGGCGGCGGCGTTAATATAATTAACGTTTCATTTAATCCTAACGATATTGGTGTTACTCACCAAGATAATGTTATCGTACTTATGGTAGACCCTAGCGCGGCGGAAACTTTTCTACCTGGTAATTTAATAACTTTTCAAGACCCTGCAAACTCTACTGACCCTAATATGACAGGGTTTACGTCTATTAATGATTATGGTACTACGAGTAGTACAGGTACTACGGTTAATAATAAACCAGGTAGTACTTCAAATGTTGGTAATATTACAGTCCAATATGCCGATTATACAAACGGTAATGGTCCTGCATTGACTAAAACATATACTAGTCAACAAGCTGATAATGATGCACAGTACGCAAAATTCCCAATGGATGTTGAGTATTTCCAAGTAATTACCGCACAGACTTATTCCGACTATTTGACAATATGTAACCAACCAGGAAGTTTTGGTACTTATCATGGTTTAGTAAATAGATTTATTGATAACCATATGAAATTCAATAGAATTTTTGGTAAAACTTTTAGTTCATTTTATTGGATAAATGAGTTAAATATTAATTATCCCACCGCATTTCAAATATTAAAACCTAGTACTTATTTCCCTCAATTTAATGAACAAATTGTTGTTTTTTTAGTTAGAGGGGTTGACCCGTATTCTACAAGAAGTAATTGTGAATACGACCTCAGTGTTTTGTATGGTGATGTTGTGACTTATAATACCTACGGTTTTACTGGTCGAGTAAAAGTGACTAGTGGTGTTGGTGGGGCACCTAAATATCATTTAAATCAACCAATTAAACCTGGTTTTAAAAATGTTAGACATAATTTAACAAATAATTTTGATACCGATACTTATAGTGGTCAAAAATTATATTTTGATTCCTTCCATTATCAACCGAGTCCGACTGGCCCCGCGGCTTTTAGTGGATTTAATTCTAATTTACAAACTTACTATTCTTCATTAGATAATGGTAGTATGTCGTTCACACCTCAAGTTGGTACTCCTAATTTAGATACTGGATTTAATTCTGATATAACTTACGGTGTTAATGTTGATGGTAACATTAATTACTTTGCTAGAGAATTTAATTCACAACCAGGTTTAGTAGACTCAAATACACATAACTACCTCGCACCCATAAACCCTTATTATCCCCCCAACATTAATTATCCCAACACTGTAAGTCGTGGATATTACGATAATGAAATTATTGAAGGAGGGTCTGGAATGTATTGTCAAACTTTTGTATGTGCACTTAACGTAACGACAACTATGGCTGGAACCTACGACTATAAATCATATTATTATGCACCAAAATACCCTATTGCTAACATGTCATATAATTTGGGTGGTAGTCGAAAAATAATAATGAGGTCAGATAGATTACCTACATCTACTACATTACAAAATAATTTAAATAATAGTTTTGCATTACATACCAATGTTAATTTCTCAGTATATTCGATTAGTGATGATGGTACTTCAGTGCAAGCTCAAGGTGTTGGTGGTGGACAATCGGGAAGTATAACGGGTAATACTGCGGACTCATTAAGTGATGGTGAGACGGAACCTCAAATTATTAGTTCTGTTATTGACTCATTCAACTGTGGGGCGATGATTAATTTAGACTGTTATAAAGAGGTTAATGGTGAGTTAGTTGTTGATTATACAGGGCCTTGTGGGTATACCTTTTGGAACAAGAAACTGGTGACGAAGGGATGTTATACTTTTATAACTACAATTTTTTTATCATTAGTCTCAGACTTTAAATTATTAACCGAGTGGGTTAGTCGTTTATTAATAACATTTGCCGCATGTCGAAACGTGTGGGGGCATCTGTTCACAAATAATTGGATTAATGGTACTTTATACGCATTTAATTTTAATAATGATGTCACATTTACATCTCCATCATCACCAAATCCAAATCAAGCAAGATATTCTTATTGTGATGATGTGGTTATATTACATAATAATACTAACAATTTTTATTATAGAAGTAGCCCATGGGACCGAATTGACTTTATTGGACAAAATAGAGCAACACCAAATACTTTTACTTCGGCATTATTTGGGGGGTATGGTGGAAATATGTATAATTTATTATACCCAACGACCATTATGGATTTAGGCCCAAGAAATGATTATTTACAAGATATTGTAATGTCAGATAAATATGATGGATATGTTGCTAATAAATTAAAATCAACTACTTTCTCAGATGTTACTGAATTATTAAATTTGTTCGTAATTACTAGGTTGGCTAATTCAAGTTTCTTACAACTATTAATTGGTGGAGGAAATGTGTTCTCATATTTTAGTAGAGTTAAAAATATGGTTGATGGGGATTACGCTCAGTCGATTTCAATTAATTCAGAACTTGGAGTTGCACCATTTCAATCGGCAAATTACCCCGACAGACCTGGACAAGATTCTATTTATATTAATACGCTTTCGGATGATGACCAAGTATTTGGAATATTCTACCAATCAGATACAAGACTAAGAGATTTAATTAGCCCAAAAAGGACAATTATTGACGATACTGTTCCGGCAACTAATGTGTGTGCGTTTAGTAATATTGAAGTTTCTTCCCAAGACGTTCCATTTTATCAATGGGAAGTTAGGGCAAATAAAGTTGGTTCAAACGATAGTATTTTTGGTAGTCAAGTTAATGGGTGGATGACTGACCCGTTATCTACAACTAGTTTCTTTACTAAGAAATATCAAAGTTTAGATAGAATAGAATCAGCGTCAAGATATTTTAGAACTAATTCTACCGCAATGACTAAGTACTTTAAGGGTTATCTATATAGTGTTGATGCAAGGACCGTTACAGGTGTTTGTAGTATTTTTGGTAATGTTTTAACAGTTTATTCTCCCATTCCACAACTTTTACAAGAAGGGTTTGTATTAAGTGCCGCAGGGATTATTCCAAATACTACGATAATAAGTCAATTAACTGTAGCATTACCAAGTACTGTTGCGGGTGGTTCAGGTACTTATCTTATTGATACTCCGCAAAATTTTGTTGGAGGGGCATTTACCGCAGTAGGGTTTATATATAGTGCGGATATTATCACTCAAGACCAAAACACCCCTAAAGGTAGAGTAATAAACACAGGAGCTCCTTTCTATTTCTATTTTGGTTTGAAGAGAGGTGGTACCGCATTTGATAGATTTGTGATTAAATGGGTCGATACTAATAATATAACTGCGTAATATGGGGAATAGAATAGATACTCGAGTAGTTTTAGGGTCATTAAGGTACAAGTCGGCACCTGACACAAATCTAATGTTTAATGTACCTTTAGTTCAAACTAATAAAGAGAATATTGAATTTGATAGGAATATTAATATTGACTTACAACAAGTTTTTGATGATGAAAGACAAAAATCCGACACATTTAGACCTGCATGCAAGTTCTCATTATTATTTAACAATTCTTATAGTGGGTCAACTAATTACGTACCATTAGAAAATAATTTATATTATGTTAACGCTGTTGCGGCGGCTAAACTACAATGTGGGTATAACCCACAAACTGTTCTTTGGTCAGGGTTTCCACAATATAATGAGTTTGACTTTGTTCGTACAGATTATAATGTTCCAGGATATACTCAACCACCCAATAATCATATTACTTTTATACCTAAAAGTGCCTCAAGTTATAATTGGAATTTTTTTGTTAGTTATGCTTATGATAATGATTTTACAAAACGATTAGAGGCTATTGACCAAAAAAGTGGACAATTATTACAATGGATTTCTGGTGGAGGAATACCATTTATAATTAATAACACAACATTTAATGGACAAAATTTAGTGTCATTTAGATGTCCGGTAAAACATGGTTTATCTATTGGTGAGCACGTAAAACTTAACTTCAGTTACATTGGAATTGACACATTTCAAGTATATTCATTAGGAGACCAAAAATCGGGGAGTGAAGAATACATATTCAATATATATAACGTTGGGTTTACTGGTGCTGTTTTTGTTAATAATAAAAAAGGTTTTTTTAAAAGAATTATTGATATTGAAAATCCTAATGATACTACCTCACAATATTATGTTAGAAGACATAAATTATTAACTAACTCGCAAGACGCGGTATTAGTTAACGCAGGATTTGACCAAAATATTTTTGGTAATAAAAAGAAATTTGAAAGTAGTGGATTTACGCCAAATCGAGTTGCTAGGGTTTCAACTAAAGAAGGCTCGCAATCATATACACTATCTTTTAATAAAGACATAAATATTAATCCTATTAGAGATAATCAAAAACGACCTATAAGTGAGTTATTTTTCACTGTCATTTGGAAAGGTTATTTTGGATTAATGTTTGGTACTAAAAAAAATCCAAATGATTATTTAGGACTTAAACAAGGTTATGAATTTAATTTACCGGTTGACCCCGCAAACAATCAACCTAGTTCTTGGTGGGAGAACCTAAACAGTTTATCCGACACAACATTTCCTGTTGGTTTTTATAACACACCACTTGGTGCTGGTTTAGGGCCTAATTCAGGGCCAATACCATTTACCTATATTGAATCGTTAAAACAAAATGATATTTTAGATGGGGATTTGTGTGAGTGGAATGAATCGGAACAAAAAGAAAGAGTTATCTCAAAATTATATCATAAGTACAGATTTAACCCATTTGTATTAAGTGTGACAGAACCACAACAATCACCCTCAAACATGTTTGGGTATTATTATCAACCTCATTACCCAATAAAGATTAGGGATTATTCTGATTATATTGAAACGGGTAGTAAACAATTAACTGAGGGTATCCCTGACTATGCGTTTTATTCGCAAAAAACCGATTCATTTATTTGGAGAGATATATACCAATATGGTTTTATTAATAATGGTATTGGGGTTAATTACCCATTTATTAATGGTACCCATTACCCTTATAATTATAATATTTTTAGAATAATTCCGGAAGGAAGTAATTATGGTATAGAAGGATTAACAACTGACCCTATTATCGATGGATGTGAGTAACAAATATAAATTTATATTACCGACAACGGATAAATATATTAATTTGCCAATAGAACTTAAATGGGATTTCTATGGTAGAGACGATAGTATTGATATCTTCCAAGAAGAAGTTGTTGAAGATATCATAGGAGTTCCTGATGATTTTGAGATTTTAAGATTTGCCCACGATACTTACAGATTTGGGAATTCTTTTGAAGATACTAAAATAAATTATGAATTTAATTTCTATAACGGTAACCCAAATACTGTTGGAACCTCAACAATTGCAAATTGGGTATGTAGTTATTTACCTGAAGGGTTTTCAGCGACAGAAGTTTATTATTATGCAAAACCTTTTACCAAATCATTTTTTAAGTTAGATTTTTATGATAGTAATAGTGGTACAAATCAAACTAATTATTTTACTGTGATTTTACCCGTTCAACAGGGTCTTACTGAAAGTGTTAGTATTTCGCCCATAAAACCAAACGTTGATATTAAAATACCTTCACAATTTTTAGATTATGTTGGGGACAAAGAAGGATTTTTTTTTTATTGGTTGAGAAAAAAAGAATTTATTGATATTAGTACGTTTTATATGTCCGCAAAATTTTTTGATGCCAGATTAGGTGTATTTGTTAAAATGATGACAGTACCACAATCCACGTTACCTAATGTTTTTTTATTTAATGGTGAAGATAAGTTTTATTATAAAGTTGTTTTAAATTCTGTTAATCAAACATATAGAATTTTTAACATTTCTAACGGACTTAGAGTTGGTGAGGGAACCCCCATAAAATGGTATGAATATGTAAACCCATAATATGGATAATAGAATTTATTATATAAAAATATCTCCAGAAGTCATTAAAAACGATATCTTCAAGGTTAATATATACTCACCTTATACCGAAGATATTGAGATACCCTTTTGTTGTGATATATATACCCAGCAAGTTACAAAATATGTGACAGGACATACATATGTGTATTCATCCATGACTGAAATTTTATCAGGTGGAACCAACGGGGATTCAATCTTAACAGGACTTACGGTTCCAATTATGTTAACTGAGAATACGGTTGATTTGGGGTATTATTCAGTTTTTGATGGAATGGTGTTACAACAGGAAACTATGACTAATTTTTTGTTTTCTGCGACAACAACATTCCCTAACGTATATTATTTTTATAATACTTCCGATACCGAGTTTAAAAAATATTTAGAATTTTCAAATTATTATGTTGATTGGGGTGACGGAACGCCAATACAAACAATAACAACAAACGCGCCAAATTATTACCAACACACTTACTCAACAATTGGGGAATTTACTATTATTATGTCAGGAATGAGTCCATGGGGTTCAAATATTGTTAAAAAAACAGTTGAAGTTCCATTTACTAACATTGTAATAACTAATCCTAATGGTACCGCTTATTTTACACCTGCGGGTGGTAGTTGGAGTGGGACTATGTTTAATTATGATTACATTTTTAGTGGTGATGCTAGTTGTGATGCGCAAATAATGGACATTACAAATTTTACCACAGTCCCTTTTATTGTTACAGGGTACACTAAATCTTCTGTTAGCGATTTAGAAGTGTATGGAAATAAATATACTTTGTTTGGTGGAAAATATAATGTAGGGGTTCAAATAACTGGTACATCGGGAAACATTGGAACGTATTGGGGACCACACCCAACAGAACCATACACTGCATATACAATTAATGGAATGAATTACTATGATTATAGTGATGGTACTACAGTATTTGCGGTTGAGTCTTCGGGATTAACTCAAGATATGTTAATTTGTTCTGCAATTACAAAAAATGAGGTATTGATAAATGTAATTGATGAAGCTGAAGTTCAAAGTAATGTTTTTGTTGAACGAGGTAAACTATCTGGTTTGGAACGAATTGAAAGATTGGGGGAAATTGATAATATAGGTGACCTTGAAAAATACGGATATGGTTTTTTTGATATAATAAAAATATAATATGGATATTTATTGTTATGAAAATTTGTAGTAAATGTGGGATAGAAAAAAAAATAATAAAATATTAATAAATAATTAAAAATGGCAACAGGAACGTACGGTACAATTAGACCAGCGGATGTCTCTCCCGAAGATGTGGAAATCATCTTAAATTACACACCATCAAGGGATGAAACAGATAATTTTATCTTAACTAAGTTAAATGCGACATCAATCTTAAGACCATACTTTAATAACAATGATACTGGTGGTAACCCTAATATTGAAATATTGGGTGGTTTATATAATTTAAGGTTACCTTCAGACCAATTTAATAAAATTGGTATCTATACCTTAATGGTTAGACCGGCCCAAATAAGAACAAGAATCTTGGATTGTGGTGTTCTATCGGCATTACCAAATGTCAAAGGGTTAATTATTGATTTAAATGATGTGCCAACTCAGTTTAGAAATAAATTTGTTAATCAAGGATTGGTTGGTTTTAGAATAGAATATTTAAATTCTGACGGAACTAAAGTACCTAATTTTTTTAGATTAATAACTTCATCATTTTTTTGTGAACCAGTTGTTCAAAACTTAACTAATACTTCTCAAAAAGCTATTAGATATAGATATACTAATAATAATACAAATTTAATTTTTTGTACTGTTTCACCATCATCATCACCTACTAATAAGCCAAATGCAACACCGTATATTGGGCAACCTGACCAAGATATCATTATTACAAATACTTTCTTTAATCCAATAACATTGGATATTGAAATTGCCGAACACGATTTTTCAACATTGGCAATTGCATTGTTTGGTAATCAAACTAAGTCTATGGATGACGGTATCTACACATTATACGATACTCAAAATAACATATACAGACAATACAATTTATATGAAATTAGAGACCAATTTAATGAATTACTTTATGAGGTTAGACAAGATAGGGGAAATAATATTGACTTCAGTAAAAACTTTACAAATATAACGCAATAATGGCCGTTACAAAATATACTTGCCCACCTCAGTCCGCTTCAGGAGCTGGTACCTTTTCCGATAATTTAGTTGGATTCCAATTAGTTACTGGTGGAGGTTTAACGCAAGGGAATTTTGAATTTGTTAGTTCTATTAATGAAAAAACAAATAGAACCTTTAATACGGGTAATTTCTCAGACCCTATCAGTTTAGATAGTATGGGGGTTAGTGGTGTGGTACAATCTAAATCTATTTTTGAAAATAACTTTAAGGTTTATCCTAATTTTGACATGAGTCAAATTACCAACTTCACATTATATGGGTCGATGGTTAAACGTATTTCAGTTTCGGTTGAAACCATTATTAGTAAGTTCCCTGCAGCATTAGAGTCGACATTCATGGGGACTAATTATGTGACAGGTGCAACCGCAACTAACATTTTATTTAATTCGGTTTACGATGAGACCGTTTTTGATTTGGACGTTTCAAAATTAAGAAATCCATTTGATATTGACTTTTCGGTTAACTCAACAAGAAATTTAGAATTAAAAGAAATTAGTGTATCTCCATTAAGAGATATGACAATCCAATATGCTAAGTATTCCTTATACGTCAATGGGGTTGGATATGATGTTAAATCTTTAACACCAACAACCAATACTTCTAGTGGAATATTACAAATATCCGTTAGTGGAAACCCTTTTTCAGGACAAAGTATTGTATATTATAGTTTTGTTATTCGGCCTAACGACTATGAGGTTACTAAAATATTTAATGAAGATTTAGATGAAGTTGAAAATTTCTTATTAAATAGAAGTGTAACACCAATTTATACCGCAACATTCCAAGTACCAAGAGAATCTGAAGATGGTACATATTACACCTCAAATCAACCAATTACATGGCCATTGTATGGTGAGTGGAATATTGATATTATAACCAAATCATTTGAAAATTATTTAATACAATTAAATGAAGTTAGTGAGTATTTTGACATTTATACAACAAATTTAGTCTCAAGATTTTTAATTACAGGTTCATTTAAAGAATTTGATACTGTAACTCAAAAAATGGAAAAAGTTCTACAAATTTATGGTAGAAGTTTTGATGAAACTAAAAAATTCATAGACGCTTTAGCATTTATGACTTCGGTTAATTATAATGTTGGTAATGATATACCGTCACAATTATTAAAAAATTTAGCACAAACATTAGGTTGGGGAATTAACATTTCACCAATAACCGAGGATGATTTTTTAGGTTCTGTGTTTGGTCAAAAAAATAAAGACAATTCACAATTTACTGGAACGTCACAAAAACAAACGCCCGATGAATTAAATTATCAGTATTACAGAAATTTAGTATTAAATTCTGCTTACTTATTTAAATCTAAAGGAACAAGAAAATCAATTGAAGTTTTAATGAGATTGGTTGGTGCTCCTGAAGCCTTAGTTGAATTTAATGAATATGTTTATGTTGCTGACCAAAAAATTAATTTAGAACAATTTGACACACAATTCTATAATATTTCTGGTGGGACATACATTCAAGAGTTACCAACTTATGAACAAGGTAATACCTTTAACATTATGGGAGTTACCTATACAGGTTTTACGACTCAAACAACAATTCAGGATGTTAATATTAACCGAGGAGAATACCCTATGGATTTTTATGGATATCCACAAGCACCTATCGACACTGAAAATTACTTTTTTCAGATAGGTAGCGGTTGGTTTGAACAAACACCAAAACACAGAGCTCCTGAACAAGTTGATTTAAATAATAGTGTATTCACAGGCTCTAACCCTAATTATCAAACAACTTTAATACCTTATTCATACGGTCAAGAATATCTTAATAGATTTAGGGACTTCCCATTTATGACATTAGGTTATAATTTGAGTGCAGTTCCTGATAATAATAAAAGTTGGACTGATAATGAAGTTGGAATAAGAAGTAATTTAGATGGAGGGATTAATGCTCGTTATTTTGTCGATGATGAAAGATTAGTATTAAATGTTAAAAATGTTGATTTATTTTTGAATCCTGCTCAAGGTATCGTATATGACGTATGGTACATGTCTAGACAATATAATTACCCAATCCCAAATCAAGGTTTAAATTATGTAGCACCAACTTATTGTAACCCACACCCAAATATCGAGTATCCACAAAGAGGTGGTGTGGATTGGACTGAAATCAACCCACAACCAAAAAGAAAAACATTCTTTGAGTTTGCTCAAACATTTTGGCAAAATACTATCAATGTTAGAAATAGACAATATGCCACAGATGGTAAAACAAGTGGTTATCCAACTTTATCTTCTATTTTTTGGAAGTATTTAGAGTCTCAACAGACAATAAATATACCTAACGATAATTTCACATATCAAACAATGATTGACTACGTGAATGGTATGGGTGATTATTGGATTAGACTTGTTGAACAAATGATTCCTGCAACAACTATTTGGAACACTGGTGTTAAGTATGAAAATTCAATATTTCATAGACAAAAATTTGTTTGGAGAAGACAAGAGTGTTGTAAATTTATACCAGTACCATGTAAACCATGTTCATTAACCTCAAACATATATCGATATGATTGTAATATACAATCAGTTGAATGTGGTGTGTATCCTTGGTATGGAAGTTCTACTATTAATAGTTTTAATGCGGTTTTAGGTCAAGCACTTAATAACTATCTTACTGCTAATGGTTATACCTTAAATGACTGTTTATTAAATACTTTAACAACTAATTGGTTTGTAGAAATAAAAATTAATGACTCAACTGTTATTCAATACCCATTTTTTGATGGAATTGGTTATACAAATATAAGTTTAAGCTCACCACAACCAAATGATTGGGATTCCGCATTATTAATAGCGTTAAATGATTTAACAATTTACGGATATGACTATTATTTAACAACTACCGATACTGTAGTTATTTATAATTCAATTTGCTCCACTTCAGCCTTTGGTGATAACTTTAAACTAAATGTTGGAATAAACTTTAATATTTTATGTAATTAATGTCTTGTACTTTATTATACACCTCGGCCATAACTGGTGATTGTTCAAATACTAATGTTGGAGCATTTAATATAAATATTAATGGTAGTGCTCCTGATTATTCAATTCAGTGGATTAATCCATCTTCTTTAGGAACTATAGCGTTAGGTGCTGGTATTACACAATATGAGGTTACATCATTATCTGCGGGGACTTACACATTTAATATTATTGATTCATGTATACCAACATTAACGGTTGTCCCCGTAAATGTATATATATCAAGTGGAACGTGTGTAAGTATTGATTCTCATACTAATGCTACTTGTGGTCAAAATAACGGTAGCCTTACCGCATCAACCCAAAATCTTTATGGTATAAGTCAATTCTACCTTTACGATACAATTAATGGTTATATTACGTCGGCGTCATCAGTAACAAATACTTTTGCATTTGATAATATGTTAAGTCCTGGAATTTATTATGTTATAGGTGATGACGGTGGTGGATGTTCAGGTAAGTCAGAAACATGTATTGTTCAAAGTGCGGAAACATTTGACTACGGATTTTATGTTGTTAATGATGCGGGGTGTGCAGTAAATTCAGGTAAAATATTTATTACAGGATTGACAGGTACACCACCATACACTTATTTATGGTCAAACGGAGAAACAAACTCATCAATTAGCGGTTTAAGTGCCTCGACTTACGGTGTTATTGTTACTGATGGTAATGGATGTACTATTTCTAAATCGGTAACGGTATTACAAGTGCCATTAGTTGGGTTAGGGGCTTTTACCTCAATTAGCCCAACTTGTTTTGCGTCTAACGGAGAAATTACGGTTACGGTAACAGGTGGAACCGCGCCATATTATTTTTCAGGTTCAAATGGGACTGTTTATATTACATTTGACCAAACTTACACTTTTACAAATTTAGCTTCAGGTGTTTTTACAGTACAAGTGACGGATGCTGGTTTATGTAATTTTGTTGCAAGTACAACATTATTACCTCCAGGAGGATTTAGTATTGTTGGTATTGGTGTTAATAATTCAAACTGTAACAATAACGGGGGGTCTTTAAACCCAATTCAATTATTTGGTGGTAGTGGTAATTACACCTATGACTTACAATATCCTGATGGACATCATGATATTTTAAGTACATCAAATCAAAATTGGCAATTTACGGGACTTTCAGGAGGTACCTATAATTTAACAATTAATGATGGTGTCTGTACCTTTACCAGTGCTTATACTATCAATAATACTGTTCAATTTAATTTGACGACAACAAGTACAGGAACAACTTGTAGTTTTACTAATGGAGCTATTAATTTAGCAATTTCAGGTAGTACAGGGCCTTATACTTACTCAATAAATGGGTTAAGTTTGGTTTCGCCTTTAAGTGCTTATACATTTAGTAATCTGGCCTCAGGAACATATACGGCTAGTGTTACAGACTTTAGTGGGTGTCAACAAACTAATTCTGTATTAGTTGCCCCATCCTCAAATCCTAATTTTATATTAAATGCAACAAATACAGTAAATGGTTCTGATGGTACTATCACCGCATACATAACTAATGGTTTACCACCATTTACTTTAAATTGGAGTAATAACGTAAATGGACAAACAGGGGATACGATTAATAGTTTATCTGCTGGCACGTATTCACTTACAGTTATAGATTTTAATGGGTGTTCTACAATATCAAGTGTTATTATTACGGGTACAAATAGTGTGGCATCCTATCAGACATATACAATATGTGATACTGATTTTATCAATTCACCAAATGCAATTAAAACGGGGCCTAAACAAATGTTAAATGAAGGTTTTTATGATTTAACATTTAATGATATAAATTGTGTGTTAAATGAAGCAATTTTTGAAGCGATTGTGAGTGTTAGTGGTGATGTTTTAACTCAACAATTTTATGCTGGTACAACATTAAACGAATATCCTGCAGATAATCAATTTTATGACACAATTACGGGGTTATTATTGCAATTTGATGGTATTGCAAGTGTGGATATTAATCCTCTAACAAACACTATTCAAATTTTAACTGATTGTGACTCGTTAGTTTCTTTATCGGACGCTCAAGTTATTATTAACATGAAAATATATTATGATATCTCGTGCGTTAGTTGTCCTAGTCCAACACCAACACCGACACAAACACCAACGCCAACTAACACTCCGACACCAACAGTCACACTTGGGTTAAGTCCAACACCAACAAATACCTCAACTCCAGCAAATACGCCAACACCTACACCAACAAAAACACCAACTCCAACACCTTTACCGATAATACCAATATGTTCTGTATTAACTAATAATGGTGGTTACGTATCCGCCTATTTTCCATCATCAAATACTAACGTATCTTTAGGTAATTTTTCTGTATCTTCACCAAATATTGCGCATACAACAACTAAACTATGGTTGTATGATGGGTCGATAATTAAAGAATATAACATAACATTAAACCCTTGGTCAAAAACGTTCAACAGAAACATTGCATACCCTTCAGGTGTTTCTTTAGGACATGGTTTAGGTGCCATTAGCAACTCTAAGTTAATCTCAACAAACGTTTCAGTATCACCTAATCAAATAATTACTTTAGATATTACCACAAGTACCGCAGTTTCAACTGTAATTGGAACACTACTGCCTGGTAGGGAGGTTTCGGGTGATATTATATTAACAACAACAAATAAAATATTAGTTACTAATTCAACTACCTCAGGTCTATATCTTGCATATCTAACCCAATATAGTTATCCGTCAGGTACTTTTGAAGTTGAGGTTGATATTACGTCAACCACACCTCAACCGTATGGTATATTTATCGATAGTGGTAAAATATATGTTTATAACAATGGTGGTCAAATATATAAGGTTAATGTTAACTTTCCATACACACAAACATTATTTAATGACTCAGGATTATACATTTTAGGAGCGTCTCAAGTACCAAGTTGTTGTAATACTAACTTAAACTTACCTATAGTATCCTATACTTGGTTTACTAATCTTGATACCTACACATCATCTGATATTACTCCCTGTATAGCCACTGGTTGTGTGGCAAATTTATACACAGCAACATCGACAATAGCTCCTGGAATTGTAATATATCAGGATAATGCTTTAACAATACCATTTGTTGGCACTAATTATGGTCTTTCAGGTGGTGGATGGGGTAGATTGTTTTTATCAGATGATTGCCCAATAACTGGATTGAGAAATGTTGCACAAGTAAATGGTTCAGGACAAGTTCTAAGTAATTATACATGTTAATATATGACAAACTCAATTAGTTTACTGGTAATTAATCAATTGGGTCTTTTTTACCTAAACCACCATAAAGTCTCATAAGTTTTAGGGATTCATGATAGTTTTTTTCTAATCTGTCTAGTTCTTTTTCAGGGACACCTTTTTCACAGGCAACCTCATACGCATCTTTAGATTCAGAAACCAATTTTGATATTGTTTTTAGTAGTTTCATATAGTATAAATATCTACCAAAACACCATTTATTAAGATGGATGATTAATTATATTTATTTTAAAACATAAAATGGATAAAAATTTAAGATTTGTATGTGCCCAACCTGATGTACCATATTTTTATTGGCAAGTTAGGGTGTACGTTGAAAATTTTATAGAAAAAGGTATTTTACCAAACCAAATACATGTTATTTTTGGTATAGTAACACCAAATACCGAACCAACTTCAGATTCGTTAAAATTAAAAGAATTGGGAATTAATATCCATCATTATTTAGATGACAGAGAACAAAAACATTATATTCCAAATATTAAGCCATTTTTAATTCATAAATGGTTAAAGAAATTCCCTCAACACGGAGAATGTTTTTTCTTACATGATGCTGATATAATTTTTAGAGAATTACCTGATTTTAAAACATTAATGGAGGATGATGTTTTATATCTTTCAGATACTGTTGGTTATATTGGATTTAATTACATTATGGATTGTTGTAAAAGATATGAATCTCATCACCCACAATCTAAACAAGGGCAATTACTACAAGAAATGGTTGATGTTATTGGTGTTACGACCGAATGTGTTGAATGTAATGAAAATAATTCAGGCGGTGGTCAATATTTGATTAAAAAAACAGATTGGATGATTTGGGAAAAAATCTATATGGATTGTGCGCCACTATATGACCAAATGATGGATTACCAAAAACGTTTCCCAATAAACCAAGGTGAAATACAATTTTGGACTGCAGAAATGTGGTCTTTATTATGGAACTTATGGTATTTTGGAAAAGAAACTAAAGTAGTTAAAGATTTAGATTTTTCATGGGCAACCGACTCAATTTCTATTTACGAACAAAGACCAATACTTCATATGGCAGGAGTAACTTCAGATATGAAAACAACTAAATTTTATAAAGGTGATTTTATTAATGTTAATCCATTAATTAAGTTAACGGAAAATTTTGAATATTTTGATTATGTTGAAGAACATAGTTCTACAAAAAAATATATAGATGTTATGAAATCTATAGTAAAAAAACAATAATCTGATTATTTATAGTATAAATAACAATGACTAACACGACATCTTTACTTCAACAAAAAAACGAATGTGATGTAATTACAATATTTCCAATGACCGTTGAGTGTTTAGTTAACAATCCGTCATCACAAAATGCGACTGATGGAAGCTTATCTATATCTATAATAGGCGGAACACCACCATACATAGTTGCTTGGAGTAATGGTAATATATCTCCGGCAATTAATAATTTAGGTGCTGGTAGTTATACGGCAATAGTTACTGACTATTCTTGGTCAGGGAGTGGTCCTGATTATACGGCAACTACAACATGTGTGTTAACCGCACCTATAACACCTACAACTACAACCACAACAACGGTTGCTCCTGTATTAGTCTATGATATTTGTTTAACAGTGTATAAACAACCAAGTAATTATCAAATACATTTTAATCCTAATGGTATATATAATGGTCTATATAGTAATGGTTATCAATCATGGATATCAGATGACTCAGTATACCAAATTGTTTGGGTTACACTATACCATGCATGGAGTGTAATTCCGCAAGCAACAAGTCCTAATTATATAATACTATCACCCTCACCATATCCACCTTTAACGGGATGGTATATAAATGGAGCGTTAGGAACTGTTGTATCAAATCAAGGTCCTTGTTTACCGTTACCAAGTAACCCGTCATTTACATATTCACTTACTCAACCAACTTGTATATGTGATGGTAATATAATTATAACGGCTTCTAATGGAACACCACCATATCAGTACTCAGTTGATAATGGAGTGACATTCACTAGTAATTCAGGGCTCTTCACAGGAAAATGTCCTGGAACTTATAGTTTACAAATTAAGGATTCGTTAAATAATTTAAGTACTGTTTCTACGGCTACCTTAAATAATTTTATTGGAACAACAACATATACTCTTAGTTTGTCACCATTAAGTATTACAACGGTAAACAATAACACAACTTTAACAAAACAATTTACTGCTACCGTAAATGTTTCACCACCAATCCCTGTTGGAACAACAATTACGTTTGATGCACAACACATAAATGTGCTTGGTAGAGGGCCTGCCTCAACTGATGCAACTATTGTGACTAATAGTGTTTTAACTAAAAATTCAACAGTAATACCAATAACTTCAACCCCGTCATCAAGTAATACTTCCACACAATCAGGTGCCGGTTGTCAATCGGCGTCACAATATAATACAATCCAAACTGATAACTGGATTTCGGTATCAATGACAAATGGTGATACCATGGTTATTAATACCACAACAACTATGACTAAAATACAACCAGTACCTCATTGTTTCTTTGCGGATTTCGGTGACACATTTTTTGCAGTAAATGGGGTTATTAATGGATGTAGTTGTTGTACGTTAATTATGCCAAGTAAAGCGGTATAATAAAATAAAAATTAAGGATATTTATAAACATGACTTATATATTAAAAAATACATCGGGATTAATTAATACTAGATTAACAGACACTGGAAGACAAAAATTATCTCAAGGTAATTTTAACATCGAGTATTTTCAAATTGGTGACGGAGAAGTTTCATATAACTCTTTACCAAGTTCATATAATCAAGCTAATACAAACATATTTGAACCTAATTTTAATTCACAAAATTCAGCACCAACACAATCAAATAAACAATATGTAAAATATCCTTATTATGTTGATGGTGTAACAGGTAATACTTATGGTATTCCTTATTCAGAACCTGTGGTTTCTCCTGTATATAACCGAGCGGCAATGAGAGGATTTTTTACGGGAGACCTTAGTGCGACAACAATTAATTGGAGTGCAATTACAAATAGTTCTCATGTTATTAATTCTAATTATGTTGTTGATATGTCAGTATTAACTGGCGGTACCACGATTATGTTAATTTATTCAGGTTGTAACACCAATATTGTTAGAATGCCTGCTATAGGTGATTTATTAACAATCTATTATGATGGTAATGGTGACCACAATTGTGCCTGTAGTACTTACCCAACGCCAAGCCCAACACCTTCACCAACCCCAACTCCAACCCCATCATATGACCCTTGTATCTTACCACCAACACCAACTCCGTCACCAACATTTTGTCCAATAACACCGACACCAAATTGTGACCCTGTTGTGGAACCAGAATGTCTTATGGATATGAGTAGTTGTTACCCAATGATGACATATAAAATTGTCGATATTTGTTTAGGTGTTTACACATTAGATAGGCCAACGCCTAATTTTTCAGGAAGTTCAAATGTTTGTTATGCGAGAACTATTGTATATCCGCCAAATATGACATCACTTTATGATACACTAACACCATGTAAACATTGGAATGAGGATGTTATTAATTTTGAGTCTGTTTGTTATACAGATGAGTTTGATGTTAAAATTTGGAATATGAATATTCCATGGTCGGAAAATCCTGCGGGGTTAATTCCGACAATAAATGAAGGATTTGCGGATTTTGGTTCAGCGACATATATCGGGTCAAAAGAATATTTGGGTTATATGTCGAATAGTGGGCAGACTGACAGCAGTTCAGTATACTACTACAACTCTTTCGATGAAAAAGTTACTGTACAACCAAAAGACCAAAAATCTATCGCCATTATTCACTATACAAATCAAAGTATTGATTTCTTTTATGGTGAAAAATTTGCATTAGAACCTTATGACCCTACGGCACCTGCTAATACTATTGGGCAAGCAAGAAACTTTAGACTACATATTCCATGGCTTATGTGGCATAAAAATCCTGAATGTTGTTTAGGTGAAACTTTTTGGGTTGACCCTCCAGGGTATGACGGATTAAATTTATTTCAAGTACAATACTTGAAATCTACTAAGAATGCGGATATGAATAACCCTGGTATGAGATACTACCAATTATGGGATACTAATACAAATGATGATGGGTTCCCAAGTAGAGTTGGTAAAGTTTTCCCTGACCAAAAAATTATAGTGATTGATGATGAAGAAATTATTGCCGCTATGTCTTATAAATCAAATCGTAATTGGACTCTACCTTCACCAAAACTTACTTTAGTTGCTCCAAATACATGTGGTACTGATAATACTTCATATATTGGTGTGTTAACAGGTGATACTGAGTATATGTATGTGACTTATAGAATTAGTAATACGATTAATTTTACTAATTCATTACATTGTAACTATTATACTAGAATACAAGGTCCAAATTTAACTTGTATACCAAGTGCGTCGCAAAACGTGTCAATTAGGTTTGGTCCGGAGTTTGGTTGTTTAAATCAACCAGATTATACACCAACAACTACAACAACTACAACTACAACAACATTATGTCCATCTGTTTGTTATACGCCACAAGGATTTTACGGTGATAAATTTGAAATTATATGTCAAAAAGTTATTGGTGATATTAGACCTGATTCGTCCGAGTGGAAAATAATCGATGTAACATCACAATTAAGTGCAACAACCGTTGGAGGGTATATTACTCAGAACGGTATAACAGGTAATACATTTACTATTACTCAAGATGACTATGATAATGCACCTTATTACGATTTAAATACATATATACCTCTAACCCCTGTTGGAAGCACTACACCATCTTTAAATTTTGGGGACGAATATTATTTCTATGGTTCGTTAGAAACGGATATTCAAGCTACAATATATGAGATGAGGTATAAAATTAATTTAGGTGTTGCTGAATTTCAAGCAACTTCAAACCCAACATGGACTCAAGGGACTGACTCATATATAACTGATATTGGTCTTTACGATTCTGATAAGAATCTTATGATTATATCAAAGATGCAATCACCTGTTTTAAGACAAGGGATTCAACAGTTCCTGGTTAAATTTGATTTCTAATTTTAGGGTTGGATATAATCACTAAAACTTTTTTATAGAACAAAAAATGATTAGAAATAAATTAAAAGAAAGTCCAAAAGTCTTAGGTCTTGATGTATCAACTCGAACAATCGGTGTCGCATTATTTGATATACAAAGTAGAGAATTATTAGAATTAACTCACGTATCACCAGTTCCAAAACCAAAAGAAGAGTCTAAAATTAAAGAATTATTACTTAAGAGTGATATTTTTAGAAATAAGTTAATTGAATATAAAGACTTAGGTATTGTTAAGGTTATTATTGAAGAACCATTATTAAATTCTAATAATGTTTATACTATTAGTATTTTATTAAGATATAATACCTTAATTACTAAAGAAATTTATGATGTTTTAGGTATTGTACCTGAATTTATATCCACCTATAATTCACGTAAGTTTGCTTACCCTGAATTAGTTAGAGAAAACAACAAAAATAAGTTTGTTTTATTTGGGGGATTCCCAAAAGACTGTGATAAAAAACAAATCATATGGGAACAAGTTGCTAAAAGAGAACCACAAATACAGTGGTTGTATACTCGAAACAATACATTAAAGAAAGAAAACTTTGACCAAACAGACGCCTATACTTGTGTATTAGGTTATATGAGACAAGAAAAACTTTGGTAATATCGTGTAAATAACCGATAATATAGAATATCGTCTTTTTAGACGATATTTTTTTTTACCTTAAAGTTTTGATTTACTTAATTTTGTGTAGTAGTTGAGGTTATTATAATTGGTGTACCGCAATTTACACCTGAAGTTCCTGAAGTTCCTGAAGCATTTACAATAACCGAATAGTTTATTTCATTATTTGTGTCAACAGAATTCACAGAGGTGTTGACAGGACCAAAATTTAATCCAGCTATTGAAATAAATCCGGTACAAAATGATGAAGGTACCATTGCCTGTAAATAAACCGATACCATATCACCTGTTTGAACTGGAAAAGTATTTGAATAGACCCCGGCAGCTAAGCTAGATTGAAACGTATATACTATAACACCATTAACTTTTATATTACCCGTTGTCCAAGAACAATAGGTTTTTGTGTGAGTGTAAGACATGGTACAAGGTTGTGGTGTTACAGTTGTTGTTGTTGTTGTTGTTGGTGTTGCCGCCGCAGAACAAGCATTACAACTAGGGTATGTTGAGAAACCAGTGAAGTAATTACCAGACCAAGTAATTACATTTGTATTTGGGGAAAATTGTCCCGGTGAACATAAGGAAGAGCCAATAAATTTCCAACACACCCCTGTAGTAGGGTTACGTAAAACATTCCCAACAATAGTTGTTGGTGTTGCCGGTACAGTTTGAACTACGACCTGCAGGGTACTAGATGAATTGTTACTATTGTTAGTACAATCTGTAAACACATAATAAGTTAAACATGGAGTTTGAGTTGGAGTTGGAGTTAGAGTTGGAGATAATCCTGATGTTAAGGTAGGTGTCGGAGTGTTAGTTGGTGTTGGTGTAGGCGTCTTTGTTGGTGTAGGAGTTGGTGGTGTAATAACACAGTTTAAACAATCCCCTAAATTAGAAAAACCAAAAGGACCTGTAAGTAAATCCATTTGATTAATACCTATGATATCGTTGTTTACCCCAATATAACTCACACATTTTGACACACCATCAACAAGTGATTCAAAAACCATATATATTTCTATATCAAGACCTGGAGTTGGGTTCTCAAGGACACTTGTTGTATAATACATACTACCATTAAAACAATCTTGAAATTGTTTACTTGATGGACATTTAATTAAGTCATTAACAGTATTAAATGTTACGTTTCCTAAAAAGTCACACGGTCTGTCAATTGCGGGTGTAGGTGTTGGTGTGGTTGTTACTGTAGGTGTTGGTGTTGGTGTAATAGAACTAATCGTTGCATCAACACTAACATTTGAACATACATTTATTGGTGTCTGAGTAGGTGTCTGAGTAGGTGTTGGGGTCTGAGTAGGTGTTTGCGTTGGAGTAGGAGTAAAGTCACAATTAAATAATGCCGTAAAGTCAACATCACACGGTAATGTAGGCGTTGGCGTTGGTGTAGGACAAATACCCGCAAGTAAATTGTCGTCACATAAATCAGGACAAATACTATAACAAGGTGATTTACCTGATAATAAACAAATACCACCTAAACTGGTCGATAAACACCATTGAGTGTTTGTTGTGTCATAATAAATAAATAATGAATTTAATGTACCAACCCAATAAAAATTAATACCATAAGCACCAACTCTTACGTAGTTATCGTCCCATAAGACATTGCCCGTATCATATAAACAATAGTTTATTACCGCACAAAAACCTACAGGTATTGATGTTTCAGTTGGTGTTGGCGTTGGTGTTTCAGTTGGTGTAGTAGTATTTGTTGGTGTATTTGTTGGGGTTTCAGTTGGTGTTGGAGTATTTGTTGGTGTTTGGGTCAGCCCATTTGTTGGCGTATTTGTTGGTGTTTCAGTTGGTGTTGGTGTTTGGGTTGGTGTATTTGTTGGAGTTTCACTTGGCGTATTTGTTGGAGTTTCAGTTGGTGTTTGGGTTGGAGTTTCAGTTGGTGTTTCAGTTGGTGTTGGTGTTTGGGTTGGTGTATTTGTTGGAGTTTCACTTGGTGTATTTGTTGGAGTTTCAGTTGGTGTTTGGGTTGGAGTTTCAGTTGGTGTTGGTGTTGGTGTTTCATTTGGGGTTGGAGTATTTGTTGGTGTAGGTGTATTTGTTGGTGTTTCAGTTGGCGTATTTGTTGGTGTTTCAGTATTTGTTGGTGTATTTGTTGGTGTTTCAGTATTTGTTGGAGTATTTGTTGGTGTATTTGTTGGTGTTTCAGTATTTGTTGGAGTATTTGTTGGAGTATTTGTTGGTGTTTCAGTTGGAGTATTTGTTGGAGTATTTGTTGGGGTATTTGTTGGTGTTTCAG